TATTACTGGGGGGTCATTATCTAATCTTACAGCTCTTGAGGTTGATGGAGGACTAATAGAATTAAAATCAAACACAGGTGCTGTTGCAAAACTCGATATGTATTGTGAAAACTCTAATGCTCACAAAGTAACTTTACAGCCACCTGCCCACGCAAATTATACTGGAAATGTCGTAAGTACTTTGCCAAACACGACAGGTACACTCATTAATGATACTGGAGCAACATTTACAGGTGATGTTACTTTTAAACAAACAATTGATGAAAGTACACCTATAACATCAAGTTCAAATGCTGCAACAATAGATTTAAATTTAGGAAATGTATTTACACATACCTTAAGCGAAAATGTTACATATACATTTAGTAATCCTGGAGCATCAGGCAAAGCATCTTCTTTTATATTAAAAGTTACACAAGATAGTTCAGCAAGAACTATTACTTTTCCCACGAGTGTTGATTGGGCTTCTGCAACTGCACCTACATTAACATCTACAAGTGGAGGTGTTGACGTATTTGGGTTTTTTACAGTTGATGGTGGTAATACTTATTATGGATTTACACTAGGACAAGCATTAGGATAGTTTATGTCAGCATCAAAATTATTGTTATCAGCAGCAAGTGGAGCAGCATCAGATGGTGGACTTGATGTAAGTGATGTATTTTCTACCTTTCTTTACACTGGAACTGGAAGCAATCAAACTATACAAAATGGTATTGATTTAACTGAAGGTGGATTAGTTTGGACTAAATCAAGGGCAGCTCATAATCATAGCCTTCACGATTCTGCGACTGGTGTTACTTGCAACTTGCGAAGCAATGGACAAAATGCAAAATATTGTGATGCGACTCAAATTTCAGCCTTTACTTCAAATGGATTTACTGTTGGCACTGATGGCAGTAGTAACACTAATTCAAGAAATTATGTGTCTTGGACTTTTAGAAAAGCAAATAAATTCTTTGACCTTAAAACTACATCTCATACAAATGGAAGTACTACAACTTTAGACTTTTCTTCTTTGGGAGTCATAGGTATGGGAATAGTTAAAAGGACAGATTCAACAGGAGATTGGTTTGTACAACACCGAGCTGACACAACAAAACATCTTCTTTTAAATTCTACTGCTGCAGCTACAACAGCCCAAACTGATTTTGGAATAGATGGTACAAATTTTAAATTAGATGCAAATTTACCTACTGGAACATATACAGTTTATTGTTTTGCCCATAACAGTTCAAGTGGTGGATATGGAGTAAATTCAGATCAAGATATTATTTCTTGTGGAAGTTATACAAACAATCCATCTGATGCTGTTACAGTAAATTTAGGATTTGAACCTCAGTTTTTACTTATAAAAAACATAAGCGATAGTTCTGATTTTATTATTTTAGATACAATGCGAGGTATTGTTCATGATTCAGGAACAGCTAGAAGTCCAGAGTTAGTTCCTAATGCAGCATCTGCTGAGTCTAATACAAATGTAATTCTACCAGTTTCAGTTGGTTTTAAACTAAGAGCAGGAGTTGATGCACGATACAATTCAGGTGCAACTGCATTTAGTAAAACTTATATCTATATGGCTATTAGAAGAGGACCTATCTCCCCTCCTACAAGTGCAAGTCAAGTTTTCTCAGTTTCACACAACAATGGCAATAGTCCTTCTGGTGGTGCTGATACTACAGGGTTTCCAGTAGATATGAACATAAATACTATTACAAACGATACTAGAGAAAATTATATTTTTACAAGAAATATAATTAATTCTTTAAGAACAGATTCAGGTAATGCTGAGTCTGGAGGTGACACTACAATTTTTCAAAATAATACAGGTATTAATTTTATAAATTGGTGGGGTTCTGGAGCATCAACTGTTATTAGTTCCGCTTCCTGGAGAGTTGCACCAGAATATTTTGCAGTAACTAACTATACTGGTACAGGCTCAAATAATAAATTTGACCACCCACTTAAAAAAATTCCTGAGATGATGTGGATTAAAAGAAGAGATTCTAATGCTAATTGGGCTGTTTATCATTCTGCAATAGGACAAACTAAAAGACTTACTATGAGTGAAGACTCAGCCCAGCAAACTGATTCAACTGTTTTTCAAGGAGCTTTTAATGTTCCTCCTGATGATAATGGGTTTTTTGTTGGTACAAGTGCAGATGTAAATGCATCAAATGGAACTTACATAAATTATTTGTTTGCAACTGTTGCTGGTGTTTCAAAAGTTGGGTCTTTTACACATTCAAGTTCAACAACAAATGTTGATTGTGGATTTTCAAATGGTTCTGCTTGGGTAATGGTAAAGAGGTACGATAGTACTGGAGATTGGTATGTATGGGATTCAGCGCGAGGAATTGTAGCTGGTAATGACCCTTATTTTGTTTTAAATGATACTGATACTGTTACAAATACAGATTTAATAGATCCATTGTCTTCAGGTTTTTCAATAACAAGTAACTTAACGGCAGGCAGTTACATTTTTTACGCAATAGCAGCTTAATAAAGGATTAGATTAACATGGCAGAATTTAGACATAAAACAACTGGTGAAGTAAAAACAAAAGAAGAATGGAAAAAGCATTTTAAAAATGTATCTACACCTAATGTTTGGAATCAAAATGTTTTTGATGCATTAAACATTGATCCAATTTTACCTGGTTTACCAGCTTCAACATCTACATATCAAATAAGTGTAAGAGATGGAGTTGAGCAAGATTCAAAAGGGAATTGGGTGGAAAAATATATAGCTAAAGATATGTTTTCAACAACTGAAGATAAAGAAAAGTATCAAAAGAATTTAGATGATGAAGCAGCTGCGAATGTTAGAGCAAAAAGAAATTTATTATTACAAGAAAGCGATTGGACTGTTCTTGCTGATAGTCCACTTTCAACCACAAAACAAAATGAATGGAAAGCCTACAGAAAAACATTGCGTGATATACCAACTGATTCAGGTTTTCCACATTCAATAACTTTTCCAGATAAGCCATCTTAATGAAAGGATAAAATATGACAAGAGCCAGAGATTTTGCATCACTTTCTTCAATAGGGTCAAGCCAAATAAATACTTTAATTAGTCTTTCTGCAAGTGGTGGAGGTAGTGGTGTAACTGTAGTAGCTGATATAACTGCTAGAGATGCGTTATCACCTTCGAATGGAGATATTGTTTATGTAACTGATGCAAACGGATCAAGTGTACCAGCAGCTTATATGCGAAGTGGAAGCACTTGGGAAGAGATTTATCTTGGTCCAAATGAAGGTCCATCATTTACAACAGCACTTAATGCGAGTTACACACTTGCAACTGATGGCAGTGCAACTGTATTGACACCTGTTGCTGCTGACAATGATGGATTCCCAATAACTTATTCGTTTGATACAACAGGTTTAGGTAATATTGCATCTATTGCACAAGGAACTGGTGGAAATACAAATCGTTTTACAATCACTCCTAGTACAAATACAGCTCATGCAGGAACATTTACCTTTAGAGCAATTGCTCATGATGGAGTAAATGTAGCAACATCAACAGCATCATTAACTTTACAGTTTGCATATACTCTGGATTATTTAGTCGTAGGTGGAGGTGGTGGTGCATCTTCTGGAGGTGGTGGTGGAGGTGCTGTTCTTTATCGAACAGGTGTTTCAACCAGTGCAGGTACAGTTTGGACGGCTACTATTGGTGCTGGTGGTTCTGGGGGAGCTTATAATACAACAAATGCTACTGTTGGAAGCAGTAGTACTTTTGCGTCTGATGATGGATCATTTGCTACTGTAACTGCTGGGGGAGGTGGTTATGGTGGTTCAACTGATAACTCATCTCAATTTCATGGGGGAAATGGTGCTGCTTCTACAATAGCAAGTGCAACATCTGCCATAGGTAGTGGTGGTGGAGGTGGTGCTGGTGATGGACGTACTACAAACGGTGGAACAGGTGGTACACTTAATGGTTCTGCATCTGGTTATGCTGGGGGTGGGAATGGTGGAAATACAGGTTCACCTTATTATGCTGCTGGAGGTGCTGGTGCTGGTGCTGCTGGATCAAATGCTACAGGTTCTTATGGGGGTGCTGGAGGAACTGGTGTTTCTAATAGTATAACAGGTTCTGCAGTAACGTATGGTGGAGGTGGTGGAGGAGCATCACATCTATCAGGAACACCTGGCTCTGGTGGCTCTGGTGGTGGTGGTAATGGAGTAAATGGTACTGGACAAGCTGGAACAGCTAACACTGGTGGAGGTGGAGGTGGTTCTGTAAGCAGTAATGTTGGTGGAGCAGGTGGTTCTGGAGTTGTTATCATTCGAGTGCCTACAGCAAGCTATACTGGCACTACAACAGGAAGCCCAACAGTAACAACTGATGGAAGTTATAAAGTTATTACTTTCACTTCTAATGGAACATATACAGCCTAATGCCTGATCCGTTAACAATAGGACTTGCTGCATTTGCAGCCATAAAAAAAGGAATTGAGATAGGAAAAGACCTTTCTCAAATGTCAAAAGATTTTGGACAGCTCTATGATTTTAT